GGTTTTTGGGGTTATTGGAAAAACGGCAGAAAATACGTAGATTCCATCGTAAAAACCTCTTCAGAATGTAATGAAGAAGACATTGTAAAACTATATTCAGAGATTTAAAAGGAGAATTGTATGAGATTCAGGGTGGGATTTGTAGCAGTATTAGCACTAATGTTGACGACTTCTGTAGGTTTTGGTAATGATGTTATTAAACACTTACAAGATGTTAGCGTTACAATCAAGTCAGAAGGAGCGTTTGGTGGCGGGCAAGGGTCTGGAGTTATTGTAACTCGCGATGTTGAAGTGAGCAAAGGAAAGACAGTAAAAGTCAACTTTGTGTGGACAGCAGCCCATGTTATTGATAATCTACGCACTGTTCGCAAAGTAGTAGACCCACAAACCGGAGTAACAAAAAGCGTTATTGATTTCAAACCCGCACATATTGTCAAAGAATTAGTAGAAAATGGCAGACGAGTCGGTGAAGTCAAAATGGAAGCAGTTGTTATCAAGTATTCCCATTCGGAAGAAGGCGAAGACTTGGCTTTGCTTATGGTGAGAAAACGAGATTTTGTACAAGCAAATTCCAATTTTTTCCTTGATACAGAAGAAGACTCTGAAAATCTACAAGCTATTGATTTGGGTACGGAATTGTATCATGTTGGTTCGCTATTAGGGCAGTTTGGTAGTAATTCATTGACTACTGGTGTTATTTCACAGGTTGGACGAGTACTTGACCTATCGAGTGGTGAAGGTACTGTATTTGACCAAACAACGGTAACAGCTTTTCCTGGTAGTTCTGGTGGTGGTGTTTTCTTGAAAGACGGACGATATATTGGTATGTTGGTTCGTGGTGCTGGCGAGACGTTCAATCTTATTGTTCCAGTACGTAGAATGCATACGTGGGCAAAAGAAAATAAAGTAGAATGGGCTATGAACAAATCAGTAAAAATACCTACGCTAAAAGAGTTGCGTAAAATTACTGTTGATGACAGTGTGTCTCAAGACACAGACAAAACAGAACGTTCAGAAGACTCAAAACAATATGACTTCTTGTTTAAATACACTCCGGTAGAAACGAAAGAATAGGAGGTACTAACAATGGAGTCTGGCGACATCTTACTTAGTAGATGGATTGATGACTCTAATAATAGTACTCCTGGCTATTGGAATCATACGGCTCTATATGTTGGTAACGGCCAACTTATAGAGTCCGTTTTTGGTAAAGGAGTAATTATTAGCGAGTTTGAGGAATGGAAACACAACGTTGGTAGATATTGTGTACTTCGACCAGAAAACTCACACAAAATCAACAAAAATAAAACAATTTCCTTTGCAAAATCAAAAATAGGAGTAAAATATAGTATGTTTTCTTCTATCAGTCGTATTTGGAGAATGTTTGGGGTTAATTGCGTAAGTCTAGTCAGACAATCATACAACAGAGGAGGCTTAAAAGTTAAGTGGAAATATCCTGATTGTATACATGATGATACTAGACTTAAAATTGTAGAAATAACAACACTATCATTGGAAGAATAAGCCGAAAGACCCAGTGTAACGGCACCTGTCTTGAAAACAGACTTAGCTCTTAAAAGACTAGAAATAGAAGTAGAAAGACTACAAAAATGGGACGGTTCGTATCCAACGACATTGTTTGGTGGCGACAATCTCATGGGTCAAAATCTACTGTTGAATGTTCCAGTGAAAAAAGGAAACGACAAACGAATTGGTTAAACTCTATTTTACAAGCGTTTAGACTTGAAAATAAAATACGTTCTGTTGAAAGAGACCGAAAAGCAGCAGAAAAGAAAGCAAAAAGAGACGATGCTATTCACAATACTCCTGTTATTAGAACGTATGACTATAAAAAAGGAACAGTAAAAGACCACCGTACAGGAAAAATAGCAAGTTTAAAACAAGTTGTGCAAAAAGGTAGAATAGACCTTTTAAAAGACAAGGAAATCAAATGAGAGTTTTAATAGTTGGTGATTCCGTATTTGAAGGTAAAAAAGAACCTAATGTTGGTTTTTATCTTGAAAAAATTATGTTTAATGACCATATCTTAAATAGAGCGGTTGCAGGTAGTGACTTAGTTGAAATTAAAGAAAGACTAGTACAAGACATTACTGACCATAACCCAGACTATGTTGTTTTGCAGGGTGGTGTTAATGATATTGCTGAAAACGTTAATACACAAGACATTACTCAAAGGTATCAAGATTTAATTAACGAAACACTTAATGCAGGAATACCAGCAAGTAAGATTATTGTTACCACTATTTCTCCTTGGTTAAGTCAAGACGGAGAAGTTGATTACCTAACTACCGCTTCTGTTAATGATTGGATTAGACAACAATCTAGTCACCTACAATTAGAAACATATATGTTGTTGGAAGATGGAAATGGTCAGTTACTTCCAGAATATTCTGTAGATGGCACACATATTAACGGAAATGGTGCTAAAGAGGTTGCTATAGAGATTCAAGATGTAATCAATTTTGACAACGGAGATACTAATCATTATAAAAGATATGACCCTACAACTATAGTAACAGACGACTTTAACAGACAAGACGATTGGTTGGGTGATAAATGGTCAGATATTAGACATAATATTAAGCCAGTAAACGGAGTTGCTAAAAGTAGGTATGGTTCTGATATAAGTACCTCTATTTTGAATCAGCAGTTTTACGGCAACGTGTTTGTTTCGTGTTTGATTAAACCAAATGCTATAAGTAGTTTTGGTGCTATAGTTTTTACCGATGGTAATTGGCGTAATATTAACCAATTTTCATATTCAGGAAACGGCAACAAATTTGAAGTTGTAGAAATAAAAAACAATCGTGTTCGTAGACAAATAGAAAAAATTTACGATATGCAAGAAGACGAATACTTAATGTCTGTTAGGCTAGATGGTCATAATTATACATACTATATTAACGGACAGCAAATTGGTTCTTGTTTTATTACTACTCAGTTACCTTTTAAAATTGGAATAATGGCTGCAAGACTCTGTGAAATCAGAAATTTTGTAGCTGTTCAGGATTAAACAGGATAAATATCAAACATGGGTAAACACAACAAAACAATAGCTTTAGATTTAGATGCAACCATTGCTCAATATAATGGATTTAAGATTAACGGAAGATTTAATATTGGAGACCCAATTCCTGGTGCAAGAGAATTTGTAAAAACATTAAGGAAAAAATATAGTATTTTGATTTACACATGTCGTTGTAATGTGTCTAGCAGCCGGGATTCGCAACAACATTCAGACCCTGCTAAGTTTCTTCAGGAAATTGTTCAGGAATGGCTTGACAAACACGGAATTCCATACGATAATGTATACGTAGGACAAGGGAAACCACACGCGAATTATTTTATTGACGACCGTGGGGTGCGGTGTAATCACAAGGAAGACCCCAATGCCTACGAGAATATTTTGAACTTTATTTTAGGAGATAAGTAATGTGCTGTGGTCCTAAAATTCCGCAATTAATTGACGTTGTTTTAATTCCATATTTCTTCTTGAAGTTCTGTTGTAAAGAATATTGGAATAAGGAAAGATACTGATTAAAAATCAGGACCATGAGTGTGATAGAAGCACAATTCTCTTCTAAAGAATTAGAACTGGAGCGTAACCAGTATGGTCTACTAGAGAAGTTAGAGTCCTCGCCATAAAACGGTATATTGACTAAGTACACGTTAATATATTATTGTCACTAACAGTTATACTATCATCTTGTGATAAGGCGAGATAAGCCAAGATATGCTGGTGCAAAAGCTGCTTTCATAAGGCAGTACTGAGGGTTCGTTTCCCTCTCTTGGCTCTTATGAGACATTTATTTTTACTATCGCCCATGAAAACGGGTTCTACTATTATGTGGAAAATGCTACGCGACTGTAGTAATGTTGCTGCAATGGAGTTAGACGAAGGTGAAAAATACTGGTGTCAATACCCACACTATCTACATCCTTGGGCACCCGTCACAGGTTGTCACGGCTTACCTACTAGGAATGTCGGTTTATACGAATCCGAATCAAGATACCCGTGGGACAGAATTAAAGAAGTATGGAACACAGCGTGGGATAAGAAAAACGACGACAGACTTTATGTTGAAAAATCTCCACCAAATGTTTTCCGATGGGAAATGCTAGACAGAGAATTTGAAAACTGTTTCTTTATTGCGATATTAAGAAATCCTTACTCTTGGATTGAGTCTATGATAGACCACTTTGGTAGTAAAGATAAAATAATGGCTGCTGAACATTTTGTAACAGACTGGGTAACATACACCTTGCGAGTTAAACAAGCAAAAGAAGCGTTGGGCGACCGAATGTTGATTACTCAATACGAAAATTTAGATGGTTTGCTGGATTTTGCAGAGATTGTGCCGGAAATTTCCGAGATAAAACTTGACACCCTGGTGAACAACACGTATACTCGTATTGAACATATGACGTTGGCGAGATTGAAAATTATTTCTAAAACCTTTTTAGGTGATTGCAAGTCTTACAGACATGTCGCGTCATTACAGCAAATGCAAGAAGCGTTGTTATTTTCTAAGTACGGATTGTTGAATACAGAATACGGAACAGATAAGAGAGTTTTGCCTGTATCTCAAAAGTGGACTGGTGATTACTTGTTAAAGTATGAAAAGTTTAGAAACGACAGATTTACAGATTGGACAAACAATGGCATGCCTGAATGGATGTTAAATTTAGGTATTTATGACAAAGTACTAGTTGATATTGTAGAAAGTTGTTAATATGAAAGCTAAATTTTACCAAGTTGGTGGTTGTGTTCGGGACGAAATCCTTAACATTCCTTCTAAAGATGTTGACTACTCTGTTGAGTGTATGTCTTTTAACCATATGCGAGAATCTATTTTAGGACGTAATGGTGAAATCTTTTTGGAAACTCCAGAATACTTTACTATTCGTGCTAAAGTTCCTGGTTTGGGTGCATGTGACTTTGTTATGTGTCGAAAAGACGGAGACTACTCGGACGGTAGACGACCAGATAAAGTAATTCATGGTACTCTTCTCGATGACTTAAAACGAAGAGACTTTACGATGAATGCAATTGCTAAATGTGAGCAGGGTAATTTGATTGACCCTTTTAATGGTAAAAACGACATTGAACGTGGTGAAATTTGCCCTGTTGGGAATGCAAAAGACAGGTTTTGTGAAGACTCGCTACGTATGATTCGTGCTATTCGATTTAGCATTACCAAAAACATGAATATGAACCCAGAAATTGTGCAGTGTCTGTTTAATTCTGAGTTGATTGCAAAATTAAAAAATGTTTCTGGTGAAAGAATTCGCGAAGAACTCCGAAAGTGTTTTAAGTTTAACACGATGAAAACGTTAGAAATGTTGCGGGATTTTCCAGAACTTTCTAATGCTATTTTTGAATGTGGTCTGTGGTTAGAGCCTACATTTAAAAGTTAGGATGGGGCGGGTGGTGGTTCCACAGTTAAGGCTTATATCCATGACTTCCTAGATTCAATTTCTAGTCGCCCTACTGAAAGGAAAAGATATGTTTAAAAATCTACTAATTTTGAGTGCGGGATTTATACTCTATTCTATGTGCGTTTACGGGTCTTGTTTTATATCTGGTAATGGGTCAGAAGTTAAAGCTGGCGTGTCTAGTGTAGGTCACAAAATTTACGTTGATATTCCAGAGGTTAAAGATTTACCAGTAGAGCAAGAACCAAAACTGCTAGAAGACACCGAACAGTACTCAGAAATTCCGCAACCTCAAACAGAGCAGGTACAAACATACGAATACACAAAGTATACAAGATATAGGAAAAGGTCTTGTGTTAGAAGACTACTTGGAAGACGTTAACGCGAGTGTAGCCCAGTCTGGTTTAAGGCGTCTGATTTCCAATCAGATATTTTCGCAGGTTCAAATCCTGTCGCTCGCACTAATTGGTGTCCTGAATTTAAAGGTAATAGAAAGGATATTGTTTAATGTTGTTTTTATCTGTAGTATGGTTGTTAACGTTTGTTTTTGGTATTGTAATTTTTCCTTTAAGTCTTGTACTTTCTGGTGCTAGGCTTAGAACAGAAACATATGTATGTCACTATAAATATGATGATGATAATCTTCCATTTGCCGGTAAAGTGACGCCACCAGAAAGGTATAATCCAAAATGACCCAAGCACAAATACTGTTTCTGACCCAAGAAGAATTTGATAACAGAACTTCAGACATACTTTTGTGGCAGAGTGACTATGTAATAGTTGATGGGAAAGTGCTTTGCGACAGATGGGAAAGCGTTGACAAAGAAGGAAATCATTTAAATAAAAGAGTACAAATTTCTTTACCCATCAGAAAAAACGTTGGAAAAAAGAATCCAAAACTCATGAGTGAAATTGCAACACTTTTTAGGAAACAAACATATGAGTGATATAGTAGACGAACTAAAAATGTTTGCTAGTTATAGTCGATATTATTCTTTAGATGATAACAAGCTTGAAAATATGGTAAGAAAAGCCGCAAAGGAAATTGTTGAACTAAGAAAAAAGATTGAGATACTTGAACAAGACTAAGTCCCTAGATGGGTCTAGCTACTGTCTGCAAAGTTTTTAACATCTTTTCAGACATTTGGCGTATATCTCTATGGAGGGATGCGTCATGAAAAAAAAGAAATGTTTTAAATGTAAGAAAAATCTTGAATTAATGGAGTTTAGTAATCATAAAAAAAGGCCAGATGGTCTTCAGGCAGATTGTAAGAAGTGTCAAAAAGAATATAGAAAACAGCACTATGTAAGAAACAAAGAAAAGTATTTAGATAGAGCAAGAGAAAGAAATGATAGAGCAAGAGAAAGAAATGTAAGGTTTTTAAGAACTCTAAAAAGGTTTTTAAAATGCTCAATATGTGAAGAAAATCATCCATCGTGCTTACAATTTCATCATAGAAATCCTAAGAAAAAAATAGGTTGTATTTCAGAACTTATTAATAGAGCATATTCTTTAAAAATGGTAAAAACAGAAATAAAAAAATGCGACGTTCTTTGTGCTAACTGTCATTTTAAACATCATTACAACGAAAAAGAGAAGGAAGACTAAATCTTCAGGGCGGAGAGAGAAATTGCAAATTTCTTGTCAGACGGTTCGACTCCGTTCCTTCTTTCTGTCGTGCGGTTGTCGTATAGTGGTATTATGGGACATTGCCGATGTTCAGACCGGAGTTCAATTCTCCGCAGCCGCACTGAAAGTCGCAATTACAATTAAAAGTCGCAATTACAAAAGGAGATTTTAAATGGGAATGGTGAATGTTCGTACATTGGTCGCTGGTGATACTTTTGTACACAATGAAAAGGAATGGACTGTAAAACCGTCTGGTAGAGCTACTACAGAAGATGGCGATATGCTTATCGTTAGGCAAGAAAGTTTTGACGTATTTGTTAAGGACGATGTTATTAGCAAAGAAGACCCCTACGCAAGCGTAGAAAAAGACGAAAAGGTTGTAGAATATACGTTTCCTGATGACAACCATTATGTCGAATCTGTTACTTTACAAGAAGGCAAAGTGTGGGCTAATCAAAAAGACGCAGATAAAGTTCCAGAGTTTGATGAAGAAGCTGGACAAAAAGCATTAGAAGCTGTTGAAAATGGTGATTTTGTTACTGGTGAAGAACTTGAGCAAGAAGTTCAAAAAGCAGTAGAAGAAGGTTTTGCTCTAGTAGAAACTAGTGATGATTTAGACGTATCAAAAGACGATAATACCGATTCTGTAGAAGATGTAACAGAAGGAGATAGTAGTGACGAAAGCGACGAAGACGAAAATTAATCCAATGTCTGATTATGTAGCTGTTAAAATTGATACAGCAGAAACACATACTCCTGGTGGATTGGCCTTGCCTGCTAGTTCTCAAGACAAACCTCAAGTTGGAACAGTAGTTGCTATTGGTCCTGGTGCGTTACACGATGGAAAACGCGGGAATATGCAAGTTTGCGTAAAAGACAGAGTGTATGTTAATAAATACTCTGGTAATGAAGTAGAAGTTAATAATGAGACATTGCTTATTATCAGACAAAACGATATTTTGTTAAGCTTGTCTTAACTCGGCTGCTGGTGCGTCGTGGCGGCGACTTGTTCTTGTAAAACGAGTTTTTAGGATTCGATTTTCTACACCAGCTTTTCCTAAAAAATTGGTATTTTATCAATTTTTTAGTTGTCAAACCGGCAAAAACCGTGTATACTTTATTAGAGCAGTGAGGCAACGGGTTACTTCTCGAATTAGAAACCAACACCCATGCCAATGTACTCTCATTTTATAGAAAAAATTAGGCAGTGAACGAAACGGGTTACTTCAAAATTTTACCTTTTTAAGACCAAACCCTTTCATTAATTCTCCTATTTTTATAGTATGAGGGTTTACAACCAGATATTTCTGGTCTGTAGCCCTCTTTTTTTATCTCTCGTAAGGAGTAGTGAAATGCCAGTTAATCAAACACGACCAAAAAACAAAGTCAACAACCTAAATCCTCATACTAACCATATGAATGGTTTAAGTTTTGATATCTCAAATCCCCTACATAACCTAAGTTGTGCAGCTTCTAGCTGTTTCTTCGGGGAACCACAATATTATTTCCCAACTAAAGATTCTCGTAAGAAATCTACCAAGATTCAAGTGCAAATGCACACTCGTGGTCTGATAGAAGAATATTTAGACGCAATCACTCCATCTGAGTGGTATTACGACAATACTCCAGCTAAATTGCTTGAAAAAGCTATTGACAAAGCGTTAGACTGGAACCCAGAAGCTACCCTAACGGAAGCTGTGCGTTTGCGTAATAAGGAAAATATCAGAACCACACCACAAGTTATCTTGGTGCGTGCTGCTAATCACGTTAAGCTTAAAGGTACTGGATTGGTACGTAAATACGGAACAAATATTGTTAAAAGAGCAGACGAATTGTCTGTTTGTCTAGCATATCAGCTTCAGGCATACGGAAAACCAATTCCAAACTCTTTGAAAAAAGTACTACGTGATGGACTTGATAGGTTTACAGATTGCCAATTAGCTAAGTATCGTATGGAAAATCGTACTGTAAAAACAGTAGACGTAATGAACATGGTACACCCAAGTCGTACAGACAAAATCGACAAACTAGCTAAAGGTATGCTAAAAACCACAGGTAATACCTGGGAATCTATCCGTAGTAATGGTGGTAGCTGGGAAGATGCTATCGCTGTAATGGGACATATGGCTTTGTTAAGAAACTTGCGTAATTTTGGCAAGAACGAAGTAAATCCAGACCTATATTTGGACAAGTTGGTAAATACCACCGTTGGTGGAAAACAACTACCATTCAGATATTTTTCTGCGTATAACGCTTTGAAAGAAGCTGATTTTAACAACCCAAGAGTATTGGACGCTGTAGAAAACTGCTTAAACATTAGCATTTCTAACATTCCATCAATCAAGGGAAAAACTATGTCATTGTGTGATAATAGCGGGTCTGCACACGGAGCTATGACTTCTAGTGCTGGTACTATGACTATGGCTACCATTGGTAACCTAACTGGTGTTATTACCGGAATTATGGCAGATGAAGGTTATGTTGGTACTTTTGGTGATAGACTAGAAGTAACACCTATTCGTAAGAACTCTAGTGTGTTTGACCAACTAAAAACCGTTAATAAAACTGGACGCAGCGTTGGTGCTGCTACAGAAAATGGTGTGTGGTTATTTTGGGACAAAGCTATTAAAACCAAAGAACACTGGGACAATGTATTTATCTACTCTGATATGCAAGCTGGTCACGGTGGATTGTATGGTTGTAACGCTAATGAATACTCAAATTATCAATGGGGTGGACGACATATCCACGTTCCTAAGTTAATTTCTGAATACAGAAACAAAGTTAACAAAAACGTTAACGTATTTTTGGTTCAAACTGCGGGTTACCAAGACACTATCGTTCCCGAATTTTACGATAGAACTTACATCCTTGGTGGATGGGGTGATGGTATTTTACGTTTTGCGGCTACTATGATTGCGGCTAATAACCGATAGGAGAATTATTATGGCAACTTTGCAATGGAACAGACCAATACAACAAAAAGCTTTGTATTTTTCGGACATTCAAGTAAACGAGTCCTTTAAAATTACATCACCACACTCTCATGGAGCAGTCTACAGAAAAGTAGAAGACAGACATGGAAAAGGATTCTCTATGGAAGAAGCTACGGGTAAAATATATGACCCAACACCTTCTCCTATAGAACGAGTTGATGTAGAAGTTCATATTTGTAGGCCAAAACCGCAAATTAAAGGATATTAAAGAGTCAGGTCAGTTGTCGGTAAACTCCCGGTTATGAGGAACCGTCTTTTGCTTCTGTGGTGTAATGGTAACATAAAATCTTGGTACGATTTAGATTCGGTTTCGACTACCGACAGAAGATTTAGGGATAATTATGTGGGAAACAAGACAGTGTAACATGTGCCTATCGCACAACGAATTGTATATGGACAACCCACTGTGGATGGCATGGCAGTGTTGGAGTTGTCAAGACAACTATTGGCGTGATGAACAAACTCATTATGACTACCTTATACTCCACGGTCTAACAGGAACGGAAGCTAATGCTAGAATAAATTCCGCCCACCATACTATATTTTTCCTTAATGGCAGTCCTGAAAGGACTGAAGACGTATGAACGAACATGAATTAATGAAACTCAAATTTGACGGTGGTTGGTATTACATGCAAATGTATGACGGAACTTTCGTTGTTGGGTATTTGTTAGACATGAAAACTGGCGTGTTTGGAATAATTTATTCAGTCGTGTGTGCTGACGATAAAACAATTGTGGATGTTGACCCCGAAGAAATAGAAAGTGTGATGCAACTTATTTAGCTGGTTAACGCCAGCGTTTTTTATAGGATACTATAATGCGCAGTCAACTAATAGTATGGAGTAAGGACAGAGCCTGTCAATTACACCTATTGCTTGAAAGTATTAAAACATATGTTCCAGACCATTTTGAAATTGATATTATATACACATGGTCTAACGAAAAATACAAAGAAGCATATGATAAGTTGATAAAAATATCTGATTCTCATATTCAATGGGTTATAGAAACTCGTGATTTACAGACAGAAACTGAATTTCTTATCAATCAAGAGAAAAATAACCATATTTGCTTTAGCACAGACGATATGGTGTTTTGGCGAGAACCAGAAGGTTTGGCAAAATTGCCGGAATTTGACCACGAAGTTTTTTCTTACCGTTTAGGTCAAAACACAGTAGTTCAGGATTGTCACAGACGTACTTTCCAGCCTCCTTTATGCCAACCTCACAGAGTAGATTGTTACGTGGGTTGGGATATTCGCGGATATCATCCCTTGCATAATTACGGGTATCCACTTGCACTTGACACCCACGTTTTTACTAAGCGTAAGTTTCTTGAATTATCAGAAAGATTTGTCTGGAACAACACGAACTCCCTAGAAAGTGGTTTGCATAAATATTCAAACGAGACTTATATAATATATTCTTACGAAACCAGCACAGCGGTCAATATTCCGGCCAATAACATGAGTAGGATTACGATTGCTGGACAAGAATTCGGATATACAACCAGTTTTTTAAATGATTTGTTCCTTGAAGGAAAAAAGATTAGTCTTGCAGAAGTAAGTAAACAAAAAATTATTGGGTGTCATCAGGAAATGCCTTACGTGTTTATAGGGAGAAAATAATGACAATGGATATCGAAGTAAAAGGTTCTCATACAGAAGAAAAACGAGTTAAAGCAAAGGATTGTTTTGGTGCTGATTACGGTGTTGTGTTTCAACAATATTTTCATGGTAAACCACAAAAAACGTACTTGATTGGAACAGGACATGCAGACAGACCTATTAGTGTCTGGTGGGACGAAGAAGAAAAAGAATACAAAATCTCTTCAGAATCTAAAAAAGAACTAAAAGAATATCTGCCCTGGGTCCAATTCAAAAAACTTCCTAATGCTCGTGTCAGACCGGAGTTAGACTGTGGATAGATTAAAATTTCGTGTTTGGTCTAAAAGTCAGGAAAGATTTTTAAATCATACAGAACAAGACCCGATGATTGATTGTCAGGGAGATGTTTCTGTTTATGATAGAGAAACTAAAGAATGGCATTGTGTGGTACATAATCCAGATTTTGTAGTACAACAATGTACTGGTGTTAAAGATATTAACGGAGAATTAATTTATGAGGGAGATATTTGCAAAGCCAAAAAACCAAACTCTTATCTTAATAATGAAGATTGTGAAATTAGATGGGACGAGAGAGGAAGATGGGTTTACTTTTTACCTAGAATAAATAGATATGCTACAGCCGGAAACAAAACACCATATCAAATTGGATGTCAAGGAAATTCTAGATGTGAAATCATAGGAAATATTTTTATCAAATGACTTTAATTAATAAAATACAAAAAGAAAGACCAGATTGGACATCACAGTTCATTCTTCATGCTTTTCACTGTTCTTTACGTAGTCATGATGCTCAAACTCAATGTGGTGCTGTACTGGTTGCTTCAGACAATACTATTATTAGCGATGGTTATAACGGTTTTATTCGTGGGATTGACGACAACAAACTACCTAACCTACGACCAACCAAACCAAAAGATTACGGTAACCCAACTCAAGATAAATACATCTTTATGATTCATAGTGAACACAACGCTATACTTAACGCAGCCAGACAAGGTAAAAGTACTTTAGGAGCAACAGTTTACGTAACGGGTGAGCCTTGTTGTAATTGTTTGCAGTATATGATACAAGCTGGTATCACAAAAATCGTTTTTACTAATGTTAATAAAGCTAATATGACGGTTGTAAATCCAGACTACAAAAAGACTTTTGACTTAATAGTAGAACTTACTGGTATAGACATAGAAGAAATAGACATAGATAAAATTAACCCACAGTTCTTGTTAGAAAAACTTTCCAAAATTTTTGTTGACAAACCAACGTAAGTGGTGTATATATTAGTAGCCGGGGACAAAAAACCTTTGGGTAAATCCCAAAGGATAAAGGCAACACACCCTCGGATTGCTTAATCGCTCTTAGCAAATTAAATTACTTACTGACTATCTTGTCAGAATACTTGGGTTCGACTCCCACAATTTATAAATAGGCAAATAACTATGGTACTTGAAGCTAAGATTTAAACGTGTTGTCTCAAAACCAACAAGACTCGTCTTTTAAAAGAGGCGAGTCTTTTCTTATTAATACCAACATTTTAGAGGATAATAAATGCACACTTATGAAGAGGCGTATGAGACAAGTAAAGAATATTTTGGTGGTAATGAGTTAGCAGCTAAGGTTTTTGTAGATAAATATTCGTTAAAAAATGAGATAGGTGAAATTCTTGAAAAAACACCTACAAGTATGCATAAAAGATTGGCTAAAGAATTTGCTCGAATAGAAAAAAAGAAATTCAAAACACCATTAACCAAAGAAGAAATATTTGACTTGTTTGATAATTTTAAATATATTGTTCCTCAAGGTAGTCCAATGAGTGGGATTGGCAATAACTATAACTATCAATCATTAGGTAATTGTTTTACTTTAGGCAATCATCCTGTAGATTCATATGGCGGTATTTTATATGCTGACCAAATGTTAGTACAGTTAAGTAAAAGGCGATGCGGTGTTGGTGCTCATATAAACAATATTAGACCAAAAGGTTTGCCAACAAAAAATGCAGCTATTACTACAGATGGTATTTCTGTATTTATGGAGCGATTCTCTAACAGTATTCGCGAAGTCGCACAATCAGGCAGAAGAGGAGCACTTCTTTTAGGATTGTCTGCATACCATCCAGAGATAGAAACTTTTATCAATATCAAAAAAGATAAGACAAAAGTTACAGGTGCTAATCTATCTGTGCTATTACCTAATAATTTTATACAAGCGGTGGAACAAGACGAAGAATACGAACAAAAATGGCCAATTGATTCTGAGACTCCGTTAGTTTCTCAAATGGTTAACGCTAAAAAAATATGGAATCAAATCATTAATGCTGCTTGGGAATCTGCCGAACCAGGACTATTGTTTATTGACAACATACAAAAATATAGCACTTCACACTGTTATGGTAAGGTAGATGAAAGGTTTTTAGACCTAATCCCAAATCCGTGTTTTCCAGCAAGCGAATATTTACTAACAAATAAAGGATATGTATCTTTTGGACAATTGTTTAAACAAGGTAATAATAATAAGATATTAGCAGACGCTCGTATATCTTATAATAATGTTGGAGAAGAACGTGTTGAAAATTGGAAAATAAACTCCCAAAAACACGGAACAATTCAAAGAAATGCTAGTCATGTATTTTTAACACAAAAAAAAGCTGACACAATAGAAATAGAAACCAAAAAAGGATTTAAACTGTCGTGTACGCCAGACCATCATATTGCAACAACTACAGGTATGATTGAAGCAAGTCAATTAATTAAAAATGATGATATACTAATATCGATTCCTAATCAAAATACAAAATCAATTAAAAACAGATTACCAAAAACAGAAAAAGAAATATTGTCATTTCTAATAGGTTTGATTTCTGGAGACGGATGTATTGATAATAGTAAAAAAAATATACATCTTGATTTTTGGGAAGATGATAGATATCGTATGACAGACATAGTTGTAAAGCTTATTAAAAAACTTCACAATAAATTAGGAGACAGATATGGATTGTCTAACAGAAAATTAAAAATATCTAGAATTTATGATGTACAAAAAGAAAGAAAAATAAGAATTTCATCTTCTTGGTTGTTTAATGTACTTTCAGAATATGGTTTTAATAAACAAACAAAACATATGGTTCCTGATTTTATATTAAATAATTGTGTAGGTAATATAGGCAAATATTATTTGTCTGGTATGATGTATACAGATGGAACTATTGGAGGAAGTGTAAGTTCTGGATATTCGGTAAGATTAAATCAAAGTAATAAAAAAATGCTACATAAAATACAAATGATTTTTCATGCTAATGGTATTTTAATGGGTTTATACAAAAGAAGAGACGAACAAAACCGTATGATGCCGGACGGCAAAGGCGGATATAAATCATATAAAACAAAAACAAATTATGAATTAATTAGTATATGTGGTAGTATAGTTAAATATATGTCAGAAATAGGGTTTTTTGGAGACAAAAACAAAGAGTCTAAATTTAATAAAAATCATAATTATAGAATCAAATTAAATTACACAGATAAAATTAAAAAAATAACATTTAAAAATCAAGAACCAGTATTTTGCATTAAAGAAGATATTGGAAGGAATATTATTGTTAATGGTATTTCTGCAAGAAGATGCGGCGAAGTACCAATGGGATTTGATGCATGTAGGCTAATGTTATTAAATCTGTTTTCTTATGTAGATAAACCTTTTACTAAATCCGCTAAGTTTGATTACAAAAAATTTGATGAACATTGTATTACAGCACAAAGACTAATGGATGACATGGTAGATTTAGAATTAGAAAAAATGGATAAGATAATCAAAAAGATTAAATCTGACCCAGAACCTGATAATATTAAACAATTAGAACTTGAAATGTGGGAGTCATATAAAGAAACTGCCGAACTAGGACGTAGAACTGGACTTGGTATTACTGGACTTGGCGATTGTTTAGCTGCTTTAGGAATTCAATACGGTTCTAAAAAATCTATTAGAAAAACAGAAGAAATATACAAGAGAATGGCTATATCTTCTATGAAATCGTCATGTCTACTAGCTAAAGAACTTGGTGCTTTTCCTTTGTTTAATCCCACCGTTGAACAAGATAACATTTTCATGAATCGTATTTTTGATGCGTCTGAAGAAGTTAAAATTTTACACCAACAGTATGGCAGACGTAATATTTCCTTGACAACCACCGCTCCTGCCGGTAGTGTTAGTATTATGACCCAAACGACTTCTGGTATTGAACCTGCTTTTATGTTAGAATATACCCGAAGAAGAAAAATAAATAACGATTCTGAAAAATGTGATTTCGTGGATGCTTCTGGCGATAAGTGGGAACATAACAAAGTAGTCCATCATCACTTGCAGACATGGCGGGATTTAAGTCAAAAAGACAATATTGAGGATTCTCCGTATCATAAGGCTACTTCAAACGACATTGACTGGAAAGCTAGTGTAGAATTACAGTCTGTTGCTCAAAAGTGGATTACTCACTCTATTAGTAAAACATGTAATATTCCTAGCGATTCCACAAAAGAACTAGTTGCGGAAATTTACTTGGCTGCTGCTAAAAGTGGATGTAAAGGCTTTACTGTATATCGCGATGGTTGTAGAGACGGTGTTTTAGTTGCTGACACAGAAGTAAAGTTACCACCCAATAGGCCAAAAGAACTAGATTGTGATGTTTACCACACTACAGTTCGCGGACAAGAATATTTTGTGTTAGTTGGATTGTACAAAAACAAACCATACGAAGTATTCGCTGGTAAGAATGGTATTATTCACAAAAAAGTTAAGACTGGCAAAATTACTAGGAAACGTAAAGATTTTTACAAAGCGGTGTTTGATGACGAAAATGAACTATCTCCAATTACGGCATGTATGGAAGAAATGGAAGAATGTATTTCCAGACTTACGTCTAGTCTTTTACGTAGTGGTTCAGATATGAACTTTATTGTAACACAACTAGAAAAGGTTGGTGAAAGACAAACAGAAATGCATACTTTTGCTAAGTGTCTTGCTCGCGTACTCAAAAAGTATATTCCAGACGGGACAGAAACTGGAGATAAATGCCCAGAATGTGGTGATAAACTTATTAGGGAAAGTGGTTGCCAATCGTGTAAATCATGCCCTTATGCTAAATGTGGTTAAAGGAAAATATTATGGATATTGCTTGTAGCGAAACTTACAACTTCGATGATGTGTATTTAGCTCCACCAATAGATTTAACTAGACAACATCATATACACAGCATAGAAGTTAGTAAGGATTTAGGAAGAGAAGAAATCAACGAACTAGGTAGAAGAGGACCATATTTTAAATATGTAAATTTTCCAATTGGAATTACAAAGGAGTTAGGACTTGTGGCAATAGTACCAGACGTATCGAAATTTGGCGGATTTGATTTATACCAACATTTAGCTTCTGAAACTGCAATTTATCCAGAAGAACAACGCATTACTTACCCCGCTTTGGGATTGTGTGGTGAATCTGGAGAAGTTGCTGAGAAAGTTAAAAAACTATTTCGGGATGATAATGGCGAATTATCAGAAGAAAGACGAGAAGCACTTAAAAAAGAAATTGGTGATTGTTTCTGGTATTTAGCTGCTCTTGCTAAGGATTTAGACATTAGTTTGGCTGATGCTGCTCATGCCAATCTGGTTAAACTATTTGACCGCAGAGACAGAGGAGTACTCAAAGGCGACGGCGATAATCGTTAAAATTTGATTTTTTTGTTTGACAAAAGCCAGTAAAGAGGTATATTTTCCTAGAAGACGTTGTTTTCCCGCTTGGGAAATTGTATTAAAACAAGAAAGTATTATCATGAAAAATCATTCAGTACTAGTATTAAACTCGAATTGGCAACCTTTTGATATCTGGGGATGGCAAAGAGCTATGGTCAAATTACTTAAGGGGAATGTGTACATGGCGGAAAAATATGATTGGACCATTAGGGATGGTAAAGGTCAAGAATACGATGTTCCTTGTGTGTTGGTTTTAAAGAAGTATATTAATGCTCATAATAAACCAGCACCTTACGGCAAAAGAAACATTGCTGCTCGTGATGGATATACGTGTCAATACTGCGGAGAAATGTTTCCTAGTAGAGAATTAACTATCGACCACGTTATTCCTAGGTCTAAGTGGAAAAAGCTTGGAAGTGGAGGAAGTCCAAATAAGATGACTAATGCTGTTGCTAGTTGTGAAACCTGCAATAGAAAAAAGGGAGATAGGACTCCGAAAGAAGCAAATATGATGCTTTTAAGTGAGCCTAAGAATATACTTCAGAGTAAAGCTTTTGTTTTAAAGTTCATTCATACTAAGATTCCACAAGAATGGCTAGACTACATTACAATTGAAGGTAAAAAACATATAGATGGCAAGAAAAAGAAAGCGTAAGAATCAAGTTACACAACAAAGAAAAGACCAAGATTTTAAAGCAAAAACAAGTGGTCAAACAGAATACGTTAGAGCTATCGCAGAAAACAGATTGGTAATATGCACTGGTCCTCCAGGCACAGGTAAAACTAGCTGTGCTATTGGAGTCGCTTGCGAAAGATTAAAAGCCAATCAAATTAAGCGTATCGTTATTTCTAGACCAACTGTTGAAACTTCTAAAAGGGGTTTGGGTTTTATACCTGGAAAACTAGAAGAAAAATTCAGTGCTTATACTAGACCAGTAATAGCCGAACTTAAGAAGTATCTAGGTATAACCAAATACAATTCTCATTGTTATGCTGGTTCTATTATTTTTGAGCCACTAGAATATATGAGAGGAATGAACTATCATGACTCTTTTGTTATTCTGGACGAAGGTCAAAACGCGGAATATGAACAGCTTAAAATGTTCGTGACTCGTATGGGTCAAAACTCAACCTTTGTTATAAACGGAGACCTTAAACAAAACGACTTATGGGATAGAAACGACAAGCTATTCCACGACGAAATTGGTCTTTATGATGTGATTACTAAATTGGAAAACATTAATGGCGTATCTCATGTTAAGTTACAAAACTCTGATATTGTCAGAGACCCATTTATTGGGGTTTTAGCTCAAGCGTTAGATGAATAAAAACTTTGCAAAAAGTTGGAATTTTTCTGAGAATAAAAAGAAAAATGGCGTATACAAGGGATAGACGAAGGAAATAACGTACTTATTTTAAAGATTCCTTCATGTGTTTGAGGGAGTCTTTTTTTATTAAATGGAGAAAATTAAATGATTGAAGCAGGATTTGTATTATTTATGGAAAATCATTTTGGTCGTAAACCCAATATGTCAGAGGGTAAAGACCGAGATTTATACTCAGCGTGGAAACACGGCAGAGACCACGAAGACGTAGTGTTCGAGAAAGTTACAGAAACTGATGACAAATGGGCAAAATCCAAAAGCCTTGGAGCATACGAAGTGGACATGGACAGCATGTTAAAAGACACCAAAAATTTACGAAGTGATTTTCAAAAATAACTTAAAGGAAAAATAACATTAAGACAATAATAGCTGGCGACCGTAATTTAAAAGAATACCAACACATAGTGGATGCTGTTAATATTTCCAAGTTTGAGATTACGGAAATAGTATCTGGAAAAGCCAGAGGGGCAGACGAACTTGGTGAACAGTGGGCCACAGAGAATGGTGTGCCAATTAAACCGTTTGCTGCTAACTGGAATAATCTTACTCAGCCAGGAGCAGTAATTAAAATCAACAAGTGGGATAAAAAATACAACGCAAATGCCGGATTTTATCGAAACCAAAAAATGGCTGAGTATGCTGATGCTTTGATTGCAATTCAAGTTGATGGTGATACTCCTGGTACTGGTGATATGATTAAAAGAGCTAAAGCAGAAGGATTGTCGGTCTTTGTGTATGAAGGGCCAGAAGAAAAAGACAAAGTATTTGCTTTTAGTTTTTAAGGAGAATAACAATTCCTACATACATTTTAGAATGCGGTGAATGCAATATATACTGGGAAAGAAAAATGCCCATGGCAGATACGGAAAAAATTGGCAAATACATTCCGTGTCCTAAATGTAAAAAGAAAAAGTCAGTTAGTCAAGACTTTTCTGAATCTGGCCAACATATCCAAGTCTCTAGGGACGCTTCTACAGTTGGTGAAATCGCGGAAAGAAATACCAAAAACATGGGCACATACGAACTAGAAGATAAACGTAAAGCTTATTTTGACAGTAAGAAGAAAGCCAAACGAACCATGTTAACGGAAAATGGTATAATTAAACCGGGAGACCCTTTACCAGAAGACAGTAAACCATGGTATGGAAAAATGGACAAGGAAACTAAAAAACAAATTGAAACAAATCCAGCCAGAGCGGAAAAATATATTATGGAGGGGAAATAATGTCAGCGAAAAGTCCACATAAAGCGATACTAAATGTTAATGTCAAAGTTTACGAAGTTAGACCCGACGGTACATGTGGTCAAGAAATATCTAGAGAAGACATGGACAATGTAAATGTCAAACCTGATTTTCTTCTTAATGTAGATGGATTTGATAGGTTTGATTGTTTAAAAAGGCTTAAAAAAGAAATTGAGGAGTTTGGCAATGGGTAAATTTCAACCAAGAGAAACGACAGACGAAGACATCAGACTTAAAGTTTCAGAATTTGCTGAGACAGACGACCCGAAAGACCACGAAGAAGATATTGTTGTGCGTGCTAAATACGGGTATGAAGACCTAGACGAACATACTATGATATGTGCTAATTGCGAAAAAAAACTAGCTGTTATTAAAAAAGTCGCAAAAGAGTCTATGGTTAATATTTTTAAAGCAGAGTGTCCATTTTGTAATGATAGTTCTTTTAAATATAAAGTCACCGGCAAAACATACGTTGGTGGTACTGACATTACGTCTTTGAAAGATATTCAAATGACCAACAGTTATGTTGATAATGATGTTCTTATAATGGAAGCTACTATTACGCTCTGTATACATGAGGATAAATATAGTGAGTAGAGACGAAAAAGACATTAGTCATATAGATTTACCAGATGTTAATCAGTATCTGGCTGTGTTTACGTTAAAAGACGGTACGGAATTGTCACAAACATATGACGAACAAACAAAACCCAAAGAACCAGTATATGCGTGTGCAAAAACTGTGACCAACTTGACAAAAAACACTGTTTCGTTTTTTGTTAGGTCAGACGGCGGTAGTTTATACAATCCAAGGTTGTCTTCTTTTAGTTACGAAAAAAGAAAAAACTGGCAATGGAAAAAACTACACAAACAAGAAGGCACTTTTAATTTTTATGTTAAATTTTTACAAACAAATAGAGAAACAGACCTAAGATATGCAGAAAGGTCTCTCTAAGGAGAATATTATGGCTAAAAAAGGCAGACTATCAGACGTAGAAAAATTCTATATCGAAAACAATCTTCAGCTTAGTGATGAAAAGCTTGGAGAAATATTAGACAGAACACCAAACACTGTTAAGAAGGTTAGAGATATGACTCCAGAAGTAGAGCCAAAACCAGAAGTAGAAAAAGCAGAATTGGCTGAATCTGAAAAAACGGTTATTACTAAACAAGAAGCGTTGAGTAAAGGATATAATGTTAGTGACCTTATGGGACGTAAACGCGAAGCAACCGTTATGACCCCAGCAGCAAGCGAAATGGCTGATGATGCAAATGCTCTTAATCGCTCACAAAGTAAAAACCATCGTTTCGCATCAAATATTCACAATCCCAAAGGAGGCTAATATGGACAGTAGAATCTGTACTGAACCAGACCAATATGTTAACGACAGATTTGAAGGACATACTCATTGGATTATTGAATTAAGTAATGGTCAAACTGTTTATCAAGACGAAGACAGGCCAGACCACGACCCTAGTGCTTGGGTTAGGTTAAAAAACCATTGTCAAGAAAACAATATTCATATTGTTAAAATGTACTTACGCTTTCGTTCTCATAAAGAATTCTTACCAGATAATGCACAGGGATATTTTTTCGTCAAAGTAGCTCGCGGTAACTGGGGAAGTACAAAAACTTTACACAAGTACATTGTTGGTCATATTGATGATGATGGAATATTACATACTACTAAGTATAGAATTCCAGAACTACTACCAGAAAACCATGAAAGACGTAAATGGAAACCAGAAGACTTATCAGTGATTGTTAAGAAAGGATAATATATGACCAATTATCATTCAAGAAATACCAAAGAACCATGTAGTGCTGCGCATCTATTAACAGAAATAATGTGCGAAAGAAAGTCTAAGAAAGACAATATGGTTTTAGGACATAAATTTTGGAACAAAGAAGAATGGAAACTCTTTTACCGAAGAACCATAATTGCAGCAAACAAAACGTTTAAATTGTATAGCTCAGAAGTTGTTTTCAGAGTTCTTAAGCATAAAAAACATCAGTGGCAATATTCATTGCATGAAAAAACACTAAACGAAGCTTTAAGAATTGAACAACGTAATTTTGACAAAGAACAGCAAAGTTTAAAAAAGGCCAAAACAATTGATATTCAACCAACTGTAATCGATGTTAAAAAGAATACAGATGGTAGTAAGAACAAATTTAATAAACTCAGGGATTAAAATGGCTAAAAAGAAAGTGACAGCAAAAGAAACAAAAACATCACCAGCAATAACAGCAACAGATAAACTAGCAAACGAAATTAACAAAGAATACGGGATTGGTATTTGCGTAGACGCTAATGAAATTTTAGATAAAGAACAAATAATCATACCAGTCAGTCCTAGAATTGATGCAGGAATTCACGGAGGCATTCCAGAGGGTTCGTGGGTAATTATGTCCGGTCCTCCTAAGTGTGGTAAAAGCACTACGTGTTTAGAATTTGCAGCTACATGTCAACAGTCTGAATACGGTGATAGAGAAATTTATTACTTTGATGTTGAAGGTCGTCTTAAAAAGATGAACTTAGAACAAATCCCAAACTTAAATCTTAAAAAATTTCATATAATAAAATCAACTAAGGAAAAAATATTAGCAGCCGAAGACCACCTTACTATTGCTGTTAACGTATTGAAAAATGTACCCAGAGCCATTGTAATTATAGACTCAACTTCCGCAATGGCTGGCGTATCAACATTAGAGGATAGAGTTAGAGGAGACGGTAGAGAACCAGCACCACGGATTTTATCTAACTTCTGCAAACAAATGGGTGGAGTCGTACCTATTCAGGACTCTATTGTAATTCTAGTTCAACACCTGATTACAAATACAAGTGGTAAGGGTGCCATGTATATGGAAGACGGGGGAAGAAAAATTCAGTATCAAGTTGACGTGAAGCTCAGATGCACGTACTTTGAAAGGTGGGAGGACACTAGTAAAACCCAAATAGGGCAAAAAGCACACTGGAACGTCCTGTCTTCTGCTCTTGGTCCTCCTGGGGCAAAAATTGAAAGCTATCTTAGATATGGTGAAGGTATTGATATGATATACGAAACCATGAAAATTGCAGAAGAAATCGGAATTATTGCTAAAGCTGGCTCTTGGTATACTTATGAGGAATACAAAGTACAAGGTGCGGAAAAATTACGACAGTATTTTGTAGACAATCCTGATAAGTATAAAGAACTAACCAAAGAAGTACAGGAAATGTTATCATGAGAGTAATTGGATTGCACGGTCAGGAAATGACTCTGAATTTCAATAAATCCGGCACTAGAAAAAACGCATCGTCATATCATACTAAAGCAAGAGAACTACTTAATGATTATTTTTCTCTTGAGGTAATTTATGAAGAACTAGGAATTCCAGGTACTTTATTGACTTTGGATTTTTTTATACCTAGGTACAAGGTAGCTGTTGAGGTACAAGGCGAACAACATTATAAATTTATTGGACATTTTCACAAAAACAAATTAGAATTTTACAGAGCAAAAAAACGAGACCAAGACAAACGCAATTGGTGCGAAGTTAATAATTTTGATTTGATTGAATTTCCATATAATGAGGATAAAAACGAATGGCTGACGAGAATACAGGAAAGATAGAATCACAGTGGAACGAAATTGACCAATTACTAAACGACTATGACGAAAGGTTGTGTTTAAAACATATAACTCATAGTCCAGAAGTTGAAAAGATTCTGACCATTTCTTATGTCGAATTAAAAGCGTTGTCTGCCGAAAGATGCGGAGAGTGTGCTGTTTTATTAGCTCAGTATGGTATATTTGTACAAAAAGAAATAAATCGTCAGACAGCTAAAATGAAATGGGCGGAAAAAGGCATTCACATAATGGCTGCTAAATATGGCAAAAACTACAGTCAGTATATGAAATTTGAAGAAAAACAAGCAACAATCATATCAGACAACAGTGCTGCGTTTAAACTTCATAAACTCAAACAAATATCTCAAGCTATAGTTGACGAATTGTCTTACATTACCAGTCGAATAAATACTATGGGACAGTCTTTTATAGAGCTTCAAAACACCAAAAGGAGAACGCAATGAGTATTATAACAGATACCAAACAAATGATAGAAACCGCTATGAACAGCGGAGATAAAGACCTAATGAAGATGGCTATGTTGATGCAGTCTAAAATAGTAGATAATCTGCCAGAGCCAACACAAGAACCAACACAAGAACCGTATTACACTTGTGATGCTTGTGGTGAAAGATTTCCGTTTGATAAAAAAAGAAAACGTTGCCCTTCTTGTAAGAAACATAAACTAGTTTTGGTTGATGTTGCAAAAGAGCCAGAGCCAGTAATTGACACAAGAAGTAAAAGACTACGAGCAACAGATGTTGAAAATTTTACTATGACCCGTGACCCTAATTTTGACAGAGAAGTTAGAGACGAAGAAGGTAATGTGATTGGCACTAAAACTTTATCTCAGAGTATTCAAGTTACTGGTAATCAATTTCAAGACAACAACGATGATTGTTCTGCTGACAGAGACTTTACCAAACAGGTTAAGTTTAATGTTAGCCAACGTAGAGGTAAGGTCAATATGGTAAATTGGCAATGTGAATCATGTAATAAACAGGAACAAAAACACCCCGCGTTTTCTAAAGAATTGTATTGTGATAAATGTTTAATCAAAGGGAAAGGAAGAGGGCGAAATAAACGTGTCTGATAAACAAGGTAATACGGGTGTAGAAAGAGCGGTAGTGTCTGGGTTATGTCAATATGGTAAAGACGCATGGATTGATGTATCTGACATAATAGATTCATCGTCGTTTGTAGAACAACATAATCAAATGATTTTTAGAGTCATAGACAATATAATAAACATTCAAGGGATTGAAACTATTGATTTGTCTTCTATTGTCGCAACAGCCGAAACTCTTGGTTTTTCATCAACTATATCTGATAGGAAATACAACGATTATATTAGGTCTATATTCAACTTTCCTGTTGAATTAGCAAATGTTAGAGTCCATGCTAAAAAACTCGCCAAACTTGAAATCGCAAGAAAATGGAAAAACAAACTTAAAGACATATACAACAAGATGGCAGAAGTTACTGGTGATGAAACTATTGACGAAATAGTTAACATTCCAGAATCTGCATTGTTTGATATGGTTCATAATTTATATCACAATACCGATAACAATCCCGTTCAAATAGCAGAAGGAAACTCAGAACTTTTAAACGACTTGATAAACAACCCAATTGAAATGATTGGTGTTCCTACTCCTTGGCCAATTTATAACGAAATTATTGGTGGTGGTTTGCGTCCTGGTGTTTCATTAATTGCTGCTAGACCAAAAATTGGTAAGTCATCACTTGCTAAAGATGCGTTACTTCATATTTCTGGTAAAATGAATATTCCAACTCTGTACATTGATACAGAAATGGATAAGACAGAACAGGTTTTTAGAATGTTGGCAACACTATCAGACGTTCCAACTAAAAGAATTGAGACAGGATATTTCGGTCAAGACGATGATGAAAAAGAACGAGTTTTTCTAGCTAATAAAGAATTAGAAGCAATGCCGCTATCTCATAAAAGGGTTGGTGGAATGGATTTTAAAGAAATATTAAGTATTGTTAGACGATGGATTTTTAAAGATGTTGGATTTGACGATTCGGGTGAAGCCAATCCTTGTGTGATAGTTTATGATTACTTTAAGCTTATGAATGTTGAAACACTACAAAAAATGCAAGAATTTCAAGCTTTGGGTTTTCAAATATCAGAATTGAGTGACTTTACTAAACAATATAGTATTCCTTGTCTAGCTTTTGTACAAACAAACAGAGAAGGTATTAAAGAAACTGGTGGTAGTGTATTATCAGGTTCTGACCGTTTGTTGTGGTTGTGCATTTCTGCGTGTGACTTCAAGAGAAAAACATCAGAAGAAATTGAAGAAGATGGGCCAGAATTTGGCAATAGAAAACTTGTACCTATCGAATGTCGTTATGGTAGTAGTTTATCAGACAACGATTATATACATATGAACTTACAAGGTAATATTTCAAAGGTTACGGAATTAGGTACGAAATCTGCTAGTATTAAAGATGAAGATGATTCTGGATTTACTGGAGGAAAACCAATACCTGTTGAAGACGACGAGGAGGAAGACGATTGTCCTTTCTAGTATCAGACGAAAGCATTGAAAATATCTTATACGGATTGTCTGAGCGTATGGAAGATGTATTAGATGAATTTGGATTGGAATACGAAATTTATGATAACAGAATATGTACAAATTGTGAAATTCATGGTGGGGATAAAAAAGAAGCGTTAGTAGTTTATACTAATAATGATTTAGGAATATGGAAATGTTATACAGCAGAATGTCATGAAACCTACGGTAAAGATGGCATTGGCTTAATTCGCGGTCTACTTAGCGTCGAAAAAAGTAAAGAAATTTCGAGATTCGATGCAATAAAGTGGGCTGCGAATTTTTTAGGAGAATCCATTAATTATGAAGAAAATAAGAATTTCAAAGACCAGCGTAATTATACCAAAATGGCTAAGGCTTTACTAAAAACTAATAAAACTACAACAGTACAAATAAAACGAGAGCAAGCAATCAAGAGTTTACGGATTCCAGCGACTTTTTATGTGCGACAGGGATTCAGCAAAAAGATTCTAACGAAGTACGATGTTGGATATTGTGCGACTGCGGGCAAAGAAATGTTTGACAGAGTTGTATTTCCTGTGTATGATGATATGCATGAACACATTGTCGGTGTTGTGGGACGAACGATTCAGCCGTATTGTAAAAAGTGTAAAAAATATCATTATACTAATCGTCATTGTCCAACAAACAGAGTCGAAGAACTATGGGCATCTAAATGGAGAAACAGTAAAGGGTTTCGTGCTGAATCGTTTTTCTTTAACTACTGGTTTGCTGCAAAGCATATTAAACAATGTGGTTGTGCAATACTTGTTGAAGGACAAGGAGATGTATTAAGATTAGAAGAGGCGGGTATTAAAATAGCTTTAGGAATGTTTGGTACTTCAATAACTGATGACCAGCTTATGTTATTAGAAAAAAGTGGTGCTACGACACTGGTAATTTTTACCGATAACGACAACGCTGGTAAAAAAGCTAGAGAAGACATTAAAGAGAAATGTGGACTGTGTTTTAATATTATTACGGAAGATTTACCAAAAAAAGATTTTGGTATAATGAAAGTAGCAGAAACACGAACTTTTGTTAATCCAATACTTAAAAGAATAGGAGTTAGTAATGCTTTGGGAATTCACTGTTGAACTAGAGGAAATTAAAGACAAAGACAAAAATGTTACACAAAAGTCTGGCACAGAAGTAGTAGTAGTTGAGGCAAATATTTTAAATACTGCTGCGTATAGAGTGTTTAGACAACTGACTAATTCTGGACGTATGCTTCGTAAACCAAAATGGGTTACCCCCAAAAACCAAAACAGAAAACATCCACAAGAAGTAGAATTTGCGTGGAAAGGTGTTACTGTCAAAACGCTTCAACCCGTAAAGACAGTAAACATTACTGAGTTGGGCTATGAAGCTAAAAAAGACAAAAGGAGTATGAAGCAAGACAATGGGTGACCAAAACATATTAGTATTCTTTGGTGAAAAACAATCGGGTAAAGACAGTGGTGCAAACTTTATTTCTGGTTGGGTAATGCGAGAATACGCAGGATTAATGGAAAGGTTTGAGATTGACCCAGAAACAGGAAAACTAGTTACGTCAGTTAATACCCAAAATGAAAAAGGTGAAACTATTAAAGGCGAAGCTATTTTAGACTTTGAACAGCATTGGGTAGACCCAGACTTAAGACGATGGCTTGCCGCAAA